GTTTAACCAAGCGATACAGGAAAAGTTTAAAGCGATTACCGCTTACTTTAGACCTAAAGGACATTTCATGTCAATGAATCTTGAGTCTGTCAGTGACGAATCAGTTTATAATATTGATGATAGACAATTCTATTCCCAATCAGCCTCTATTTTGGTTAAGGCGTATATTATCCCTGAAGACTATTTTGTCGTTGAGGAAAAACCTGCCATGAGAATACTTGGTTTTGACATGGAGGAAAGAAAAGAGACATATGCCGACATTGAGGAAGGCGCAATTGTTTGCCCTGAGAATGATTTTTATTATAAACCCATTACAGTCACAATGAGTTTTGCGCCTTGTGATGACAAAATTAAATTTGTTATTGACACTAATTTTACTATTAAAGAAATTGAATATGAGAATGTTTTTAGTTTTGTTTTTAAAGTAAATGACGAAATTATAAACATCAAGGAAATAATCTCAAGAGGTGAAACATTTACCGTAAAAGAAAATGATGAGATTAAAATAAAAAAACTCGGTAAAAAAAATTCAGTAAAAACCGCGATGATAATACTGAAAGGTTACAACAAGGATGTTGTTTATGATATCAAGAAAAATGACGGTTATAACCAAACAGGTGAGGACATTATTGTTGAAAATATCTAATATTTTTTCAGTGTTTTAGGTTTTTTGGTTTAAACATACTATTTATTAGAAAATTAAGAATAATAATAAAACTAATTTATAAAGAATATGATAAGTGATGCAAGAGGTGGACATGTCTCACCAGGTGTTTATACAGAAGAAAAGGATGTCCTCTACTCAGCCAAAAGTCTTGGTATTACTAATCTTGGTCTTGCAGGTGAAACCTTGAAAGGTCCTGCGTTCCAAGCGGTACCTGTTACTGATTGGGCTGACTTTGTAGACTACTTTGGTGGAACTTCACCTGAAAAATATAAGGGAAGTGGTTTACCTAAATACGAGTTGCCTTATGTTGCTAAAGAATATCTTAAAGAATCCAAGAATCTTAATGTTGTGAGAGTGCTTGGTCTTTCAGGTTATGAGAATAGTAGTGCTTTCGGTGTCTATGCAACCGTAGGTGACAAGAAATTCCCATTGGTTATCCTTAGGTCTAAGGCTGATTATAACGCTAAAACTGAGGGTGGTGAATGCGAAAAAGCGGAACAAGAGGCTTTTAATCCATATGTCACAAAAGTTGAGGTTGTTTCTTTTGAGGCACCTGAGTATGACGCACTTTGTGTTGTTACAGGCGAGACGACAGAGGTTCCACTTGAAGGTGTTGTCGTTGAGTTAAGCGATGGAACCAAAGGCGCATATGCCGATGCAAGCGGAAAAACTGAAATTGGTAAATTCGGTCTTAATGTTACTTACACACAGTGGACAGGTGGTGTGAGTGCTGAAACCACAGTTAATTACAATGTCTCATTAAATCCATCAGACAGGTCTTACATCTATAATGTTTTCTCAATTGACCCTCTTGTTGGTACGGCTCCATTGTTCATTGAGGCTGTATATGATTACGCATATGAGTACTATCTTCAAAATGCAGATGTTTTATCTGAGGTTATTGTTGAATCAGGACAGACATTAACATCAGGTGATACTCTTTCTTATGGGTATGTATGGGATGGTAAAAAAGGTGTGCTAAAAGAGAATGAAAGGGGAGAATATACGGATGAATTCATTATTAATGGGGATTCATATGACAATACCGCTAAAACCAAATATACTTTCAAAGAAAGAAAAGTGTTGGCGAAAGTGGCAACTCCTGTTAAGTTTGAGGCTATTAATAATGGTGATGGTGTGAAAATCAAAGACGACGAAGATTACACCAATTATAAAGAGACTTACAGATGTGCCCAAACCCCTTGGATTGTTTCTGAGGTTAAGGAAGCGACAAATAAGTCAATTAATGTGAAGAAACTTTTCAAATTCTATACAATTTCTGACGGTAACGCCGCTAATTATCAAGTGAAAGTGTCTATCCAAAGGATTAGACCTGATGAGGGATTGTTTGATATTTGGATTAGGGATTTCTATGACACAGATGCTTCACCTGTTGTTTTGGAGAAATTCATTAACTGTTCAATGGTTCCTGGTGCCAATAATTATATTGGTTATAAAATTGGTACGTTTGATGGCGGTTATGTAGCCAAGTCAAAATATGTGACAGTTGAAATCGCTGATGAGGATGGTATTGAATCTTGTGTACCTTGCGGTTTCCTTGGTTATCCAATGCCAACTTATGGACTTGGTGCTGAGGGTAGGATTGACATCGCCTATAACACGATTTTCAATGACGCTATTAAACCTAAGAGACAATATTTTGGTCTTAACAATGAGATTCTTGATGTTGATGTTCTTAACTATAAGGGTGTGACCGCATATGAGAACGGAAACGGTGACGCTGACCCTAATAAGATTACTAACGGTTTCCACCTTGACGCTATTCTTTCAATGCCTTATAGGACTTTGACTGATATATCAGGCGAGACAGCGTATAATCCAATGTCAGGCGTTCCAGTCTTTGTTGATTCAGAAAGTGGTTATACATTCACAACTGTTGACCCTATGCAGAAAGCCGCACAGTCCGTAAAAATTCCAAGACTTTTCAATGAGGACTATGTTGACGGGACAATTTATGAGGATATTAATTTGAGAAAATTCACTGTTTATCCTTATGGTGGTTTCGATGGTTGGGATATTTACAGACCTGAAAGAACCAATAAAGACGATTACAAAGCATCTAAATACGCTATTGTTAGTGGCTGTCCTTTCAGTGTGATTAGTTCAACTGAACTTGCGCTTGACCCTACACTTAAATTAGGTCTTCCTGTAAATGCCATCAATACTGACTATTACGCTTATCTTGCAGGTTATAAACAGTTCGCTAATCCTCAGGATGTTGATATCAATCTTTTCGCAACACCAGGTGTTGACTATTCAAATCATACACTTCTTGTTGAGGATGCCCTTGATATGATTGAGGATAGTGAGGACGGTAGAGGCGGTGATGCCCTCTATATTATCAACGCACCTAAGGATGTCAATGAGGATAAGACACCTGAGGCTGTAGTTGACGAACTTGAAGACAGTGAGTTGACATCATCATACGCTTGTACTTATTGGCCATGGGTGAGATATTATGATGCGGACGCTAAAATGTATACTGTTCTTCCTGTGACTAAGGATGTTGTTAGAAATATGGCCGCTACTGATAACAACAGTTTCCCTTGGTTCGCACCAGCTGGTACTGAAAGAGGTAATGTTGACTGTATTAAAGCAGATATCAAAACAACATTGTATGATGAGGATACACTTTACGAAGGTAGAATTAATCCAATCAAGTCTTTCGCACAGGATGGCGTTAAAGTATGGGGTAACAAGACCCTCTATACACAAGAAAGTCCTCTTAATAGAATTAATGTCAGGAGACTAATGCTTAGAATTAAGAAACTTGTCACAGAGGCGGCTAAACACCTTATCTTTGAACAATATGATGCAACACTTGAAAAACAATTCAGGTCATTGGTTGAGCCAATTCTTGCTGATGTTAAATCAAATAGAGGTATAGTTGATTATAGGGTTGTTACTGAATCAACACCTGAGACAAGAGACCAACATATTCTCCCATGTAAGATACTTGTCAAACCTACACCTGCATTAGAGGTAATCTCGATTTCATTTGTTGTATACCCAGAACAAATAGAATTCGAAGAATAAAT